ACTGAACAAAAACTATGACTACTCTAGTTGCTAACGTACCACCTGTAAAAGTGTGGGTCAGAAAAGAATATTTGTATGACCTCCAAAAAGGACATGGAGAATATACGCCTGGTTATTGGGTGACATGCAAATCTCTTACTGGAAGGGCTTTGTATTTTGAAACGTACCTGACTGAGTACGGCGCTTTATACGACAAACTGCCTATCAGTGCCTTTTTATCGTGGGACTCTGACCATCCAAATGAACCCGTTCCGCCCACACCTGATTTGGAACTAACCGATCTCCAGTTTTGGAACGGCTTTGATCATGGTCTTACGGTGGTAGAAAAGAATCTTATTTTTAATATGCGTTTTGAGGTCCTGACAAGATCTCAAGGTGTAATGCAGGGCACATACTTATTCACAGTTGACAATTACCATCCTCATCGTAACGAGCCTGACTTTTATTTCTCGGAGTTTCCAGATGAGCACAAATCGCACAACATTGTGGCTTTGGACAATGGCCAAATTGGGGCTTATCCTAACAATCGTTGCCGAATGATCGACCCATCATTGACAAACAATGATCTAAAGACGCCTGACTTTAAGGTTTCAACTAGATACTTCGATGTCGAAAGTGCACCTAAATGGGGACGCCTAGGCGAGTGTGACGATTATTTTTGGAAAACACCTAATGAAAAAGAAGTAGAAACAGAAGAAATTACCTGTCGCTCCCAGGGGGACGAATCAGTGTTTGGTGCGCCGGAGCGTGGGAAACTTCCCTGCTCATCACGAATTTGATTTCCCGCATTGAAGAGCTGGAGCGGCGTTTAGATAAACAAGAGGAGTACGCTCAAGAACAAAATGAAACCTCGTAGTCGCTTCCAATAGTGTTTTAGTTACTTCATAAAGCTAAAATGAACTAAAAGCAGCTTCACCCGTGGACCCAGGCCCATTTTTAGATCAGTTTATTGCCTATCAACTTTTAGCTGGATCTCCAAGTTTTGAAGTTGAAGGTCAAGCAGGCGATGCTCGTCGGTCGCGGAAAGGATTAAGTCCTGCCGATGTTCGACGTCTTATAGAAGCAAATCCTGCTTTTGCCGATCAAATTCGCGAAATGTACCTACCCGGCGCTTCGTTACCCCCAATCCGTGGCGTTTAAGTTAACTACTTATGTTTATGAAAACACCTGAAGAGTACATAAGTGACTCCAGCGAAAGCATTTCTGAAGAGTTGGAGTCTTTAATAAGTGACGACAATATCGGTGTCGATGGGGCGCTTAAAGCCCTTGCGTCCGGCATTGATTCGTGGATTACTTCCTACGAACAACAAGCCAATAAGTGGCGGGAGTTAAAACAAAAACTTAAAGATCTGTGATTATGGACTGGGAATTTTTTGTTTTACTTTGTATTGTTTATTGGTTAGTTTGCGCATTAGTAATCTGTTTTTTTAAATTAATTTTGCCATAGTTACGACTGTCAACGGTCGCAAGATCAACTCCGAGTTTTAAAAGTAGTAGTTCAACGCACTATGGCGCTCGCGTATCATAAAAACAGTAAAATGCCTGGACAGGAAGATTTAGACCCCAGTACAGGTTGTTGCTGGTGGTTTAGCCGCATGAACTACGCGTGGGAACTACGCAATTTAAGCTCGGTAGAAGATTTTGATTGGTGGATTCCTTACCAAGACATAACGGACCCATATTCTTGATTTTAAGTTAAGACAGGCATATCATAATCCTGCGTTACATTTACATAATGCTTCCAGATAACTTCTGAGCTGTTGCCAGCCCACTTAGCTGCTTGCGCCACGGGTATTTTTGCTTCAATCCAACGACTAATAGCGGTGTGCCTTAAGTCGTACGGTCTGTATCTGTGCTCGATTAAATCTTGTGCGTGCAGTTCTTTCATTCGGTCGTAAAAATAGCTTTGAAAAGCGTATCGGTTATAGGGAAATATAAAATCCTCTGTTTTATCTTGCTTGTTTAAGATTTCTTGGCATCTTTCATTTAAAGGCACCCACCGTTTTTTATTTGTCTTCGTAGACATTTTTAAACCGTGCGTGAGCGTGTAGTTCGTGTGAACCAAAATTTTATCTTCTTTAATATCTTCCCACTTAAGTGCTCTTACCTCTCCCGTCCGCATTGCGGTTTGCAGCATGAAGTCGGCGTAAGCGTACCAGTCGTATTTTGTTCTTCTGCTACCTAAAGCTTGTAATACGATCTGCGTTTCCCTTTTAGGGATCACAATAATTTCTTCATCCTCTTGAGGAGGCTTTGGTAATTTAAAACTCTGAACAGGATTTTTTGAAAGTAATCCTACGTCTTCGCTAGACGCCCATCTATATAGACTTTTTACGTACATTGTGACTCGCCTACTCGCCTTAATTGGTCGCTGATTTAAAACCCAGGTGATGACTTGCCGTCCTTCGGCCAAATCCGTTATCGGGCAACGATTTAACCATTTAGTTGCCTGAACATAGTCTGCCGCGAAGCTCGTGGGGTAGATTGCAACTTTTTTCTCATTCATAAACTGTGTCCACGCTTCTTGAAGTGTTGTCACTTTGCTTGTACGAGTAGATGTAGCTTACAGTACACAGAAGCGTCCTCGTATTAATCTTTGTTACAGTTTTATACGTTCTTAATTTTTCTCATTTTTTTAAATTTTGCGGTTTTTAGATGACCTATGGTTTTGCATTTCGAAAGCTCTAAACTTTAATAAGCTGTGAGAGCCTTTGTTGTCGGGAAAGCACTGCGTTCAGGAGCTTTATAACGCAAATCCTGAAAAACTTAACGATGCAGATTTTGTTAAACAGGCTCTTACGCAAGCTTCGCTCGTTGCATCCGCAACTCTGTTAGACGTAACTGTGCACTCGTTTCCTGTTCAAGGTGTTACAGGATTTGCATTATTAGCCGAAAGTCATATCAGTATTCATTCCTGGCCTGAATCCGGTTACGCCGCTGTGGATGTGTTTACGTGCGGGGAAACCACAGATCCGGAACAAGCCTGTGCTTTTTTAGCTGAAGCCTTCGAAGCTCGCAGCCAGCACATCATTACGCTGGATCGTTACATTCCAGATTTTATTAAACCTGTTGCTACAACTTGTTTAGATAGAATGGATACAAAGCCGCACACAATTTGTGAGCGACGAACAGCAATTACTGTTTGAACTTAACTGTTTACAGAGAAGTTCAGCCAGAAAAAGATTTAGAAAAGATATTTTTGAAGCTTGGGAACATCGTTGTGCGTACTGTGATCGGAAAGATCCCTCTACGTTAGATCATGTGATACCGAGGGCTAAGGGAGGACCAACCACTAGAAATAACTTGGTAGCAGCCTGTGCTGACTGCAATCTACAAAAGTCAGATAGCGATTATTTTACTTGGTGGAGATCGCAAGAATTCTGGTGCGAAGAAAGAGAGTTAAGAGTTTTACAATGGATTTACGAAGACCCTATAAAAACAGAAGCGGCGAAAGCCTATGAAGACCTCCGCCGCTTAAATATTTTGAAACCAGCAGATTAACTACTGCTTGGCAAAGCGAGTAACAATACCAGCGAGAATTTCGACAACGCGGTAATACTTTGCAACCGCATTGTTATCTTTTTGAGTCGGGGTGAGGTTGACAATCAGCAGCGCCACCGCGTGGATAGCGAGAAGAATCTCAACAAGACTCTTTGCGTGTTGAATAATGTTGTCCATGACGGGTATATGCCGTTTCTTTAATTCTACTAGCTTCGTTTAAACGTGCTTCGTATCTCGATAGCTCCTCCTAAAATCTCTTGTGCTTCCGATCCGTCTGGTTTGTGCTCTATAAACTTAAATTTAGACTCCTCTTCTTTTTCCCACATTGTTTTTATTTTATCTATTTCAACATCAATTTCTTTTAGAGTTTTATGAACCTTCCACAATACCCAATCTGGCTTACAGTAATTTAAAATTATGGATACTGTTTTATTATTTTTAAATAAGTTGTATTCGTCTCTTAATACCAAAAGTATTTCGTAAATATATGCGTTCCAAATATTGAATTTAGTGTCATTCATGGGTTTTAGACAAAATAAGTTGATCGAGTTTGTTGTTGATGTTTTTTAGCCATCCGCGAATATCGTCTAACTGACTATCCAAGTCGGCCTTCAGAACGTATTTTAAGGGCATATCGGCCAGAGTTTTTTCTGTAGCTTCTATTTTTCGCTTTACGGATTCAAAGCGGACGTCAATGGTTTTTTGTTTTCTCTCGTGGCTCCAAGTTAAGAACCCAACCAAACCCATCGCTAACGCGACAATGGTCTCGCTTCCCATTGCTTAAATTTACTCTATAAGAATTTTAATTCATTGTCGCCTTTGAATTCGTTATGGCTTGGTTTAGAATTTTTATATCGAGTGAGCTTAAACTGTGTCGCAATTCACGAAAAACAAGGAATTAGACAACGTGTTGTCCAGTGGAGTTTCGACGACCGAGTATCGCGCCTACTCCACCGCCTTTGATCAACGTCGCTCATTGAACGCCAGCGGCGTCGTGGTCGTTGACTCCACCGCTCGCACCTACGCTGCTGACGGCGCATACGGAATTTCCGATTACTACCCCTTAACGATTAACGCTACGGGTCTCCTGCAAGTCAATATCCGCGATCAGAACAGTTGCGGCGACGTCATCATCCTTGATTCCAGCGGAAATGAAGTGATGACCGCTTCTCCTTCCAAGTTAAGTAGCCGCGCTAATTCCACCACCACGCAGCGAATCGGTTCTTCTGGCACTTACTACACCTACATTCAGCTGAGGGGTCGCAGCGGCGCTGAGTATCGCATCGGTATCGACGTCATCGAAGCCTGAAATGTATCTGTCTGAAGAGGGTTTGAAGCTTTTAAAGAGCTTCGAAGGATGTCGTTTGACTTCGTACCGAGACGCCGTGGGCGTTTTGACGATAGGTTACGGCAGCACAGGCCCTCATGTAACCGAGGGTCTAAAGATAACCCAAACCGAAGCTGAGAAGCTCTTACGCAGTGATGTTTCGCACTTTGAAAAAGGTGTTAGGGAGGCTGTAAAAGTATCAATTAATCAGAATGAATTTGATGCTCTTGTTTGTTTTTCTTTTAACATCGGCCTAAACGCTTTTCGTAACTCAACTTTATTAAACGTTCTTAATAAAAACGCCGATCGCACTGTTGTCGCATCTGAGTTTAGTCGTTGGACTAAGGCTGATGGAAAAGTGTTGGAAGGCTTAATTAAACGGCGTGAAGCGGAAAAGCAGCTATTTTTACGGAAAATCTTGAACCCCGTGCTTTCCGCATCAATCGTTGCTCAGCAAGATACTTGGTTAAAACGTGAACCTTTAGAATCTTCTGAGCTTCAACCGGAGCAAAAAGTATTTGTCCCTAAGGGTAGTGCCCACCTGTGGGACAAAGTGGAGCTTGTTCCCGGTGAGACGCATTATAAGATTTACCTACAAGCGGACACCGAAAAACCCTGGTGGTTCTTCCCTAGACATTTCAAGATTATTAATGACCCTAAACCTAGAGAACCTGCTCCTGTCAAATTAAACAAGATACATCTTCCCGTTATTTATTACTCCCAACGGGATAATCAAAAAGATCCTATGCGCACTTGTTTTTCAAGTTCGTGCGCGATGCTGCTGAAGTATCTAAAACCCAATTCGATCTCTTCTGATGATGATTATATAAAGACAGTATTTTCGTTCGGTGATACCGTCGATCCCGCTGTTCAGATCAAAGCCTTGCGTCATTACGGCGTGGAAGCTCAGTTCCGTCAGGATGGTATTTGGAACGACATTGACAGCCTGCTAGTTAAACAGATCCCTGTCCCAATCGGATTCTTACACAAAGGAACTGCAGCTAAGCCCACAGGGACTGGTCACTGGTTAACCGTCATTGGACGTACTGCAGATCTCACTAAATACATTGTTAATGACCCCTTTGGGGAATTGGATTTAGTTGGAGGCTCTTATATAAGTACAAAGGGAGCGAACCTGGCTTACAGTAAAAAAAATCTTGGCCCTCGGTGGATGGTCGACGGCCCACAGGATGGGTGGTACATTAAAACGCTTTCCTTTTGAGTCATGACTTCTAGGGATTCTATCGACAACGTTCTTATTAGTTGGGAACTGGCGGAGCAAGAAGCTCGCACTAAATTTTTGGATTACTTATACGATTTTTTTGGTTGTACAGATGGTCTGTACACCGGTTTGTGGACTCTATATAAAGAAAGTTTAGCTTTATCTTTTAGGGATCAAATTTTGGAGCAAAATATCGAGTTGAAGGAGTATAAATAATGAGCGATAGAAACTACAAAGAAGAATACGAGTCCTACCACGGTACAGACGAACAGAAAAAGCGTCGTGCTGCTAGGAACAAAGCTCGTAGGCGTTTAGAAGCCGAAGGTCGTGCGCAGAAACACGACGGGAAAGATGTTGATCATAAAAATGGAAATCCGCTAGATAACAGCTCAGATAATCTTAGAATTAGATCTAGAAGTGCCAACAGAGGCGACAAGTAGTGGCTATCGTTCCCCGTTCAGACATCACCGGAAAAGCCCCTGAAGCGCGGGCGGGACTGTCGCTGCCCCCTGGTCTGATCGGGTACAACGTCGAGCCCCAGCTCGGTCTCCGCCGCGTTACTCAGCTCGATAACACGAATCGCGTGGCGACTCAGATTGCCGTTGATCGCGGAACTTATAGTCGCCCCCCGATCCCGCCAGTCGAGTACGGCGAGGGGAACATCAAAAAATCCACTCAGTTAACTGGTGCTCCCGGTTACAACCAGCGGAACATTCCCCTTCCTGAGAGCCCTGACGATATGTCTCAGGCTCAGTACATGGCGTCTCTTATCGAAGCGAATCCCGCAAACAGGATGAATCTTCGTCAGCAAACCGGTCCGGCTCAGCAGAACTTTGTAAAGACTCCGCTTGCTACGTCTGATTATCCTCTGCTGACTCATAACATGATGAATAACTTGTTAGCTTTATCCAAACAAAAAATGGGTAAAATTAAATGAGGGACACAGATTTTCCTATTCGGTTAGCTGGTCAGCGGTTAGGTCTAGAAGCCGTCCGTTTGCCTGGTTTAACTCCGTCTGAAGTCACAGCTAGACTTCGGTATCAGCAAACCTTCCCTCGTACCTAATCATGCGATTCGCAGGCCCACAGATCTACATGGATCCGTCTCAGATGAAGCCGACCTCCGGCAGGTTTGCAGGCGCTGTGGCGAAGCAGAATCCCGGCCTTGTCGAGCGGATCACTGATGCTATCGTTCCGGGTAAGAAAGCCCAGAACACCAGTGCCGCTTCTTAAGGAACTTCACAAAGTCAAGCTCGATTGGATTACGGACAATCCGGAGCGTGTTCTGGCTAAGCACGCCCGTGTGTCGACGAAGAATCCTGACCGAGAAGAGTATATAAAACTTTTAACACACTGCATTCGCGAGGGGCACGTTAGTGTCTTCGAGCAAGTGTGCGCTTCATTTGAAATTTATACCTCGCGGAGTATCTCCCCGCAGATTCTTCGTCACCGTTCTTTCTCGTTTCAAGAAGCTAGCCAGCGATACTGCAATCCTTTAGATGTTTTAGCTGAGCTTTCCAATATGGCTCCGGAGTTTGAACTCCGAGCTCAGGATTCTAAAAATCGGCAGAACAGTATCGAGTATGAAAACGAGCTGATCGAAGAAGAGTTCCGCGACCGTATCCGCCACGCGTATGCTCTGTGCTCCGAGCTCTACACCGACATGGTTGAGTCCGGCGTGGCTAGGGAGTGCGCTCGAAATATTCTTCCGCTGTGCGTGCCTACGCGTCTTCATATGCAAGGCACATTGCGGAACTGGTTGTTCTTCGTTGGTGTCCGTTCAGCACCGGGAACACAGAAGGAACACAAACACATTTCGAATCAGATTGGGCAGCGTCTGCAAGCCCTGCTTCCTTCTGTGATCGAAGCGGTAATTGAGGCATCAAAAAATGATGCCAGCCTCGGGTTAAGAGGCTGGCAATTCATCGACTCGATGTGACACCTGTACGATCCCCTTCATGGGGGGATCTTTCCTGGCGCATTCCTAACTATAGCAGATTTTTCCAGGGGTCAACATCTGTTGAAGTTGTTTGTTGAACAACCTGGGGCTCTGGTGTGTATGCAGGCATTTGCTGCTTAGCCATAGCCTGGGCCTGCATTTGTGCTTGGATCATCATCATCTGCTGTTTCAGGGCTTGATTCTCAGCCAAAACAGGTTGGGTTCTAGATTCAACCCACGCTTGTGAATTTTTCGTAAGTGTATCCAACACGTTTTCTGTATGCGGGAAGGCATACGCAACGGTGTTGTTTACGCTTAACTTCTGTCCGTTTTGCGATTCTGCAAGCGCATCGAGGAACACAGTCGCCGTGGGCAGATCGATGTCAGCAAAGAAACTGATTTCTTCGGGAACGATCACCCCTTTGTTGCGCTCGTAAAAACTTTTAAAAGCTGTAGCTACACGAATAGCTTCCTCGCGTTTACGAGCTTTTTTATTTTCTTCGGAACGGATGCACAGTGTTCCGAACGTAGCGCCACCGATTGCTGCTACAGCACTTGAAATTGAATTGGTTGCAATCGCAGCGGTGCTGACCACTGCGACTCCCGCCGCAGCTACCAGCGAGTTTTTTAGAAGGTCATTCATCTGATTGTGGTTTTTGTGGGTCGTGTTCCGCGAAGGCGGATTGCCAGATGTCTGGGTTTGCAGCCCAGTCTATTGGAGAGGGTAGCCTATTTTTTCCTATCGAAGCTCGATCCGTCGTGGGATCGAAAGGTTTGAGTCGAAGTCCCGTGACGATTGCTTTTCCGTTGATGTACTTCGGTGTGATGCCGGGGATCTTTACAACGTTGGTTACGGTTTCTTTAAGACGGTCAACGAAACGAGGTTTCGCGCTGTGCTTGTATCCGTTTGATTTGCAGTAGTTAACGTACGATGCGTACAGTTCTGAGTACGCATTCTTGACGTAGAAGCCTTTTTCAGATTCATCGACCGTTGGTCGGAATGCACCACCCCCAAGAACTGCGTAGCTGTTCGGAGCGTACAGTGTGCAGTCAGCCAACCAAGCGCAGATCGGGTTGTTGAACACCAGCGCATCAAGGTTGGACTCGTTTAGATCACTGCAATACTTGACCGGGTTGGCCAACACATCCCGCATTTCTGCGAAATCCATCTGCAGGAGCCACGTGGCAATACCCGACAACTCCTCCGCAAACTCGCCTTCGATGTGATCGTTAAACACGCTGATCAGGTTGCGCCTGTTTGAAGGGTTAACAACCTTATCCATAACTATCGTTAGCCTTCGGCGCTCCAGACCGCTACTGATGTCGCTGGAGCTAATGTGCTCGTTACTCGCGATCGACACCAGAAGTTCTGGTTTGAAATTTATAACTTGCGTACCGTACTTACGCTCAGCACGGAGGGTGTCGCTGGAGGATGTAAGTTTTTTAAGGGTATCCAGTCGCTTACTGAACGACGCTTCGTCAGTCAGCAGCAGGAGTCGTTTGCCGATCAAACTATGGCACTCAAATCGGTTGGTTTCAATTGTTTCAAGATCGCTTGTATGCGTGCCTGTGTATCCGGCGAGCGCAATCAAGATCTGCTGCAGCGTCGACTTACCCGATCCGCCCGGACCGATGAGGTGCAAAAAGCGTTCGCCCGTTGTGTATCCAGTAAGAACAGCACGGCAGAAAGCCCGAATAAGTATGACTTTATCTTTGCCAACTGCCCATTCGAGCCAAGTCAGAAACTTAGGGCACTTGCTTGAGAGGTCGTAATCGAACTGAAGTTTGGTCTGGAAATACAGCTCGCGCTTGTTGCCTGGGTCAAACTGCAGCGTCTTTGCGTCCAGGACACCATTTTTAAACGGGATGAGACCACGGGAGGCTTGCCAGATCGATGCCCTTCCTCCACGTGCTGACCGCAGCAGCTTCGCTTTCAGGATCTGGAAGACCGAGTTGACCGTGGCCGAGCTGTACTTAGGAAGAACTCCAGCCTTTACGAATGTATCAAGGGTTTTTACAACGCGTCTTTTAATGTGATGTTCGTCGTTTATAAACCACACTCCTTCGTCTTCATCGTATGTGAAGAACTCGTCCAGACTAGAATCGAATAAAAAATCGTCTCCATAGTTGTTTACAATAATATCTGCAATATCGTTTTCACTAAACTGCTTGTTATTAGTCTGCAGCTGTATAAGCTGGCTCGGTGTGTTTGGGGTTTGATTTGACATTTGATTTGGTGTCGACGGGGTATCTAACTCAAACGACGAATCGTCAAAAGTTAAGATTGAATTTTTTGGTTTTGGTTTGTTGTTTTTAAGTTGTTGCCTGACGTTTTCTGGGCAGACGCTTTCAAAAACTTGTCGGTTGTTTGCTTTGACTTTCTTCCAAGCTGCTAATTCTTTTTCGTCTGAACTCAAGACAATTGCAGGTTCAAGCGTATCAGCAGATGTAATACTATTTAAAATTCTAGAAAACTTGCCATCCAGTTCGGAGCTGTACTCGTAAATAGCATAGAACACTCGGTTCGCTACGTCAAGGGGTGCCGTGCTTACGGGCACGTTGTTTTGCCGGACCCAGTTCGCCCACCCGATGATCTCTTTGAAGGCCATAGCCATCGTCGAGGATCTATCATCAACCGCTTCCCCGTCGAGGATGCCTTGAACAGATCGACTCAAAAGCTTTGTTAGCGGGATGCCCTCGGGATCAACGTCGAGTTCCAGCGCTTTCTGCGGATCGCTCAGTGACTCTTCTGATTTTGGGATCGTTACAAACGCCCGAAAACCTTCATCGATTTTATTTGAGGGTATGAATTTATTTGTTACGCATATGATGTCGCCCTTGTTTTTACACCCGTAAAACAAGTTTGGGACCTGCGTGGCCCTGACGTCAGCTCCAGGTATTTGCTGCGCAATCTGCCTTGTAAACCATTGGTAGAACTGCGTATCAATGATCGGTTTTTCTAAACCAAATACCAACCTGAATCGAGGCCACTCCTCTGTGTGACTCGGCGAATAATAAGCGAGACTTAAATATTTTTTACATATCTCTAGGTTGTTTATACCCGCTACATCTAATTCCTGCTTTTGTATTTTATTACCGTTAGCATCTTTGCCATCTGCTTGATTATCTACATCGATGATAATTAAGCCAGCTTGTATACACCCCGTTTCATTTTTTGTTCGTTTACCATTTACTAAATGCCACGCACATAAACCTTCTCCAAGAGACACAAAGTCTTCGACATCGTAAATAGTACCTTCCCAAGCTTCCCAGTTATCATTAAACGCCGCGTAATTACCACCGGTTTTTAATTTACCTACACGAGGATCAATATATTTTTTTACCTCTGCGTTGTGACTAAAGAAATAGTTCATGGCTCACTGTCGTCTGGCCATTCTGGCACGGGCGGAACCCAGGCGCAGCCTAGGAAAAACTTAAATTCTGGCTTGCTTTTTGTAAGTTCTTCAGGCGTTTTCGTAAAATTGTCGGAGAACTTGCAACCACATTTCCATGTGTTTTTCGAGCTCTTTTCGGCTGAAAGAAAACACCTGTACGCTGTAATCAGGCAGCGGTGTGGACACAATAATTCTCGTTTTGTCCACATGAACGCCAAGACATTTCTCTGCTGCTAAGGAGTATGCCGCCATCTGCAGCATTGTTTTCTTGGCCTTAAATACACCAGAGATCAGAGCTTTTCGTACGTTGTCTGGGATTCCCGAATTAGCTTTGGGAAACTTTAAAGAATAAGGTGATGTGCTTGTTTTAAAGTCTGCTAAAACTACTTCGTTGTTTTCGTCTTTATAAATTAAGTCTGGACACCCTGCGTAACCTTGTTCTGTTTTATCGTCGTAGTAGTGCAGGCGACCCACACCATCGTCACCTACATACTTGTGCCACTGCGGTTGGTTGAACGGCGACTCGCTCCACAGAACCTTACCGTTCTTAAGGAGGTCATCGAGAGCTTCAGGTACGTCTTTCCAATACGGTAAATATTCTGAAGGTGGTTCGACGCGCAAACCACGAATGTAATTCTCTGTCGCCGAGTGGATCCATGTTCCCCTGCTTGCTGCTTTTTCTAACGCACCAGGGTTCGAGAGATTCCAGGCAGCAAGTTTTTTACGCGTTTCTTCAGTCTGTGTGGACGACAGAATAGTAGTCACAGAAGGCAACGGTTTAGGAACACCGTTGCAGTTGTAATAACGTTTGCCGTCAATACTTAAGCGGGTTTGGGACACTGGAGTTGTGTCATTTACCCGCATATTACATTACTTTTTTAAGAATAACTTAAAAAGACATCGAGTAATTTACTGTACCGCCGTCATCATCGTCATCATCTTCTTCGTCCTCATACTCATCTTCGTCGTCTTCATCTTCTTCGTCTTCATCGGAGTCCAGGTAGAACTCGGAAACTTGGTATTGAAAGTCTTTTTGATTGCTGTTCAATTCTTGGGAGAGGCAAAGGCTTGCGCAAAAACTCTCCCTAACAATGTCTGCGCATTCCTCCGCAGTTCTGATTTCTCCGTCTGGACTGATGCACTCTTCAAGGAGCTGGTTAGAAAGGAGTAAGGCAGCGATTTTATCAAGCTTGGCATTGGTGGCTGCCAGCTGGTCCACGATCTGCTTTTGGAACTCTTCGAGTCGTCGGACATTGGGTGAAGTCATAAATCTTGGAGGGAGGGAAGAGGATCGACTTGATCCCAATTGATTCCGTATGTTATTTGGGTTCCATCATGCCATCGTTCTGGCTTCTGGAACACAAACCAACAAGCAGTTACGGAATCTCGGCTGGAGCCGATGGCTCTAAATTTAGGCCGTGGGGACAAAACGATCATATTTGAAAGCTTATTTTTTAGTAAGAAGTCTCTCCGCTTAGCTACAGGTTCGATGAAGGACAGCCGATCCAACACGGCAATCCCACATTTAGCTATCTCTAATCCGTACTCAAGGATGTAGTCATTCTCCGGTTCTGAACCTAAAGTAGACGCCACTACCCAGTCGTGACCTTTGTCTCGCTCACCAACCCACCAAATAGGGTTGGTTAAATTTTCTTTATCTGTGTTTGTCGTTACCTGATAATTGTGTCCCTTTAGTTGATCTGAGAGTACATTTAATGGGTCGTATGGGACAAATATTTTTCCCTGCAGATACGAATGTTTTATTAAGGTGTGGGTTACACCCTTTGGAATGCTGTAAAACATAGACATCTGCAGTGATATTAAAACCAGTCCAGCTTAGCCGCTTTCGGCTCGTTTAGTTCACGGTCTTAACACCAGTCACACAAAGGACTTAGATTATGCTGAACCTCCAATGGCAGACACAAGAACAAGAATTTTTACATCAGAGAGTAATGATGGATGCAAAAAAACTGAGCAAAGAAGAACTTTTACAAATTTTTGAAGGTGTTCATAAACAATATCTTTTGCGTAGTCATTTGTTTGCTCGGTTAGCCGCGTGGTGCGCAAGTAACAAGATTATTCTTCCGAGCTTTGAGGAGTTATTAGCACCCAAAGAGGTACACCATCCTGAAGAAAATAACTGAAACCTAAACGTTCTATATATTTGGAAATTGCTTCCCGTTTTTTAGACGTCGGTATAGATACAAACGCTGAACCCGTTGGAAACTTGGTATGCGTAGCTTTAAACATCCGATAGAGGGCAGCTAGACCACGCTGGCTTCGCCCCGTGGGTATCTGATTTGCTCTTCGGGCACGCTTATTTTTTCTTTTTTTGTACCAATCGGACTGTGCTCGGCGGGATTTGTTGATATTTATTCCCACGTGCCAAAGATCTTCACCGATCCGTTCATAAAACAAAGCAACCCACAGATTTCCAACACGTTGCCTGAGTGTAATGATTTTTTTGTGCATAAAAAAGCGGGGTTTGCACCCCGCAGTTTAATGCTCTCTTACTGAGTTAGAAATCGATTCCCAAAGCTTTTGCTTGTTCCTCGGTAAGCTCAACAGCTTTCTTGGAAGCTGCTGGTTCCTGTTTGGGAGCGGCAGCCGGAGGCAGAGCTTTTTCTTCGTTGGCTGAGGCAAGTTGCCTTTCACCACTAGAAGGATGGGACTCTGCAAACGCCGCTTTGATCGCGGTGTGGTCTGCACCTAGCGGTAGTTCCACCAAGGTGGCCCCAGGGATGTGGGACTTAAGAGCAGCAGCGATCATGTTTCCGCCATCTGCGTTAAGCCACGTGTTTACATCTTCGATCAAAGCCTTCTCTTTATCGTCAGCAGGTGGACGATCAGAGAATTCAAGAGCATTGAAATTAATTTTGGCTCCATCAGCTCCGGTCATTGGGTCCTTCTCGTTAAACGAGCGAGTCACAAACTTCGAAGACGTAACAACAGACGCGCAGTTAATGCGGTTGTTATAAAGGGTTTGGAAATAGGAGATGAAGTTCTTCTGACTCGATTTGCCGGAGATCATCGAGGTTGTTACACACCGAGGCGGAAGCAACCTGTGGTTAGGAGATACGCCGATGTATGCGATACGGATGAACTCCTCTTGATTCCTCATTCCGAGGTTACCGAAATAAGGAGTAAAACCAATCAGGATAAATTCAATCGGAATACCGTTGTCGTTTTTATCTACGATTGCTGAGTCTGGATCAACATCGGATTTCCAACGACGAGCTTGGAGATCAATACGGAGAGTGTGCGGAGGAAGATTGCAAAGAATTTCGTCTTCCGAAAAATTGCCAGCGATAAATACCATGGTTAGTTAGTCCGAATCAAAGGGAGAAATCAATAGAACCGAGAGCAGCAGCAGCCACTGTTCCTTTTTCTGGATCAGCAGCTTTTTTAGGAGTTGTTTTAGAGGACTTAGGAAGGTACATAATTTTATCAACGTTATAGTTCAAATACAGCTTCTCGTCTTTCTCGCTTGTTGAAACTTTACCAACGGCAATTGTTGGCGTTCCAGGAGCAAGTTCGGAGAGTTGTTTTGAAAGCTCAGCCCATGCGGTAACTTTTGCCCACGAGGTTTCGCCGTTTTCGTTTGGCCAAGCCAACGAACGGTTTGTCACCGTGGTGTCGTTAAGCTCCACTTCATCGGCTTTAGGTCCGAGTCCCCCGGTGATCATAAAAAGATTGACGGCCAGAAGATCGTCAAAGTTTTCGTTTGTCACAACCAGGATCGGTTGCATTTGAAGAACACCATCGATGGTTGGCCGCGTGGGACCAATGGCTAATACTGTTTGGTTTTCTTTAAGCTCCTTAAGAAGTTTGCCTACATAATGATTTTTTTGTTGAAGCAGTTGGACTTTTGTAGGAACTCTTTTGTCGCTTGCTGGTAGTGATTCAGCAAGGACGTTTAAAACTCCTTCATTCTCATCAGCTTCTGCTGTGATTCGCAGACCCAGAAGAAAGACGTTCATTTTTTAGTTTTCTGTAAATTGTTGAACGATGGACGTTTAGGGCCTCGGCGATCTGGTTTACCCCAGTTCCTTGGCCCCGATAGGCTAGGAGAAGTTTGGTGTCACCGCAAGTAAGTTTTGAATTCTTGGTTGTGTGATATTCAAAATGATACGGATTTATACACCGTGTATTATTACATCTATTTTTAGCGTAGGACCGTTCTTTAGGTATGTCTAAATAACGCAAAATCACATCCTTTATATACAACCGACTTGAAAAAACATAAACACAAGGGCATTTGTTAGTGCGAGTTCCATCCCACTCAAAACACTCTGAATTGCAGAAATCATTAAAAGCCAACTTTTTAAACAAAATCGATAATCTAGTGCTTTTAGCTTTTTCATAAATAAGATTAAATTCGGTTGTATTTAGTGCTCTAAGTATGTCTTTTGCCTGCGCTTGCGCGTGGTTAGTATCAAAAGCTTTTAAAGGTATTAAAAGCTTACTATTGTTTTTTTGCAACAGTAGCGTATATTCGTTTGTCAAAGGTTGAATTACCGTCCGGCTTCCTGTTTCAACATGTCGTAGAGACCTCCTTTTCCTTTTACATTCTGCTCTCGAAGAAGATTTTGATTTCGATCAATGTAATCAAAAATTTCTTGTGCTGTATAACCTTGATTTTTTGCTGCTGTAATGTCTTCACCGCCGAAATAACCTGGATCGATACCGTATGCAGCAGAAATAGGACCTTTTGTTGTAGGCGCTGTGGAAGCAGACCTGAATTCTTGAGTCTGCAGGGGGTTCTCGAATTTAGGCGCCGCAGTCGGAGTTGGTGCAGGAGTAGGCGTAGGAGCTGGTGCTGGCTTAGGTGCAGACTGCTGCGAAGTTAATGCTGACTCAACGCGAACATTACCTCTCATAATTTGTTCGTATAAACCTTCTTGGTTACCTTTAACATTTTGTTCCCTAAATAATTGAGGGTTACTTTGAGCCCAGTCTTTAATTTCTTGCGGAGTAACACCACGTTCGATATTGCGCCAGTAGTCTTCTCCACCGAAATAAGTGGAACTTTGACCAAATTCAGTCGTAGGAATACGTTTTTCCCGCGTCGGCGTGGGAGCCGGAGTGGGTGCAGGTTGTTGCACACTTGTGCTGATAGGCGCAGCTGAACCGGCTGCTGCAGCTTCTCGCTGTCTTAATGATATTTCTGGTGTCACCGATACTGTTTGACGACCTAAACGACCTCCTCTCTGAGACTTACTACCAAACGTCAGTTTAAGTTCCGGAAAATAGTCACTTAATATCGACTGTGTTTCCGCAGAGTTATCTTCAGCTTCAAAACTCGGTAAATCTATGCCGAAAGCCCTACCAGCTAAATTTACGCTAACTCTGCGGGAAGCCACAAACTTAAAACACGTCTAACTCGATTATAAACGCGTTTATGCTCTGTCGTTCCTTTCAAAAAATCTTCTAAGTGAGTGCCCCCGTTTAACCACCATGTCCAAAGTTTTTAAATTTAAGATCGCTTCTTCGTATGTTCTATACGTCTTTGCTAAGTCTTTATCCTTTACATAAGTAACTACAGTCTGGTCTGAAAGCATAGTGCTTACAAACTCTCCTTTAGGACTTACAATAATCCAAACCTCTCTAAATTTTAAACCAGTCTGCGAGGCCATCTCGGCTTCGGTGTAGAGTCGAGAGTTCCTTAGCAGTTTAAACGTATTTGTAGTTACGAAAGTATTTTTTTCGTTTTTAATGAGCGTTTTGATTTTGTGTTGCCGTTTTAACGACCTGGCGTGGTTACTAGCACGTAATGGAGAATCGAATTCCTCTTTCAGCACATAGAGGGAACTTTCACCGGTAATGACACCAAAGTATTTATCTCCGTGCCTAACGGTAAAAATCTCTTTTTCGGGGGACTTAGGAAGTTCTAAAAGGAAATCGGACATTACTTTGCTGCCCATGAGTCGCCTACATTAGCATCTGCAACTGACGGAACAGTCTTCAAAACCTTCTGTGCTGCTTCAACCATAATTTTTTCTAAAAGATTTTTATATTCTTCTGCCTTGTGCTCTATTACTTCTAGAACTATTTCGTCGTGTACACACGCCACCATGTACGCTTCGTCATTTAGATACTGATTAAGTTCTGCAATAGCAATTTTTAAAATGTCCGCTCCCGATCCTTGTATGAGCGTGTTGGCGCTACACATCATTGTGGCATCGTCGTAGCTCAGCAGTCTTCTACGGCCACAGGCTGTTCGAGTAAAAGCCCAGCCGTCAGTGACCAGAGCAGCTCGCTCCTGGTGCCACTCCCGCAGCCGTGGGTATGCCGCATGGAACGCTGCGTGCGCCACCTTGGCTTCAGACAACGAGATTATCTTTCCGCTTTGAGCTGCATATGTCTTGTATTTTCTAAAACCCATACCGTACTGAAGCGCGAAGTTCAGAGTTTTACCGTCTTGTCGTTCCTCTTTCGTAACTTCTTTAATGTCTTTTTTGTAAATCAAACTAGCTGTCAAAATGTGCAAATCTATGTTCTCGTTAAACGCTTTTTTCATCTGAGGGATATTAATCAATTCGGCGCCAAGCCTCAGCTCGATCTGCGCCCAATCGCAAATAACGAGCTTGAATCCTTTTGTAGCTGTAAAAATTTCTCTGAAGTCTTTTGACCGAGGTATCTGTTGAATGTTTACACCAAAGACGGTTTTGGTTTTTGTTTTCGCGACTTTAGGGGATCCGCTACTCGTAAATCTTCCAGAGTTAGCTCCGAACTGATTGTATCCAGAATGAATCCTATGTGTAACAGGGTTAACGTTGTCTATTAATTTGTCTACGTGCTCTAAACGCGTTTCTATTTTTGCTCGTTCTCTATATAGATTCAAAGTTGGGTCCTGGCTGTCAAACTCGGATAACGCAATTTGATTTAAGGTAAATTTACCTGTGTCTGCGTTTACGGGAAGTTCGATTCCCGCTTCAGTAAACGCAGAAATTACTTGTGCAGTGGAGCCGGGGTTAAATTCTTTACCTGCTTTTTTACCGATAAGAACCGAACCATTCTCCCCACGTGGCAGCTTCTTTTCTACTGGTAAACGTCTATCTAAACTCTCTACGAACTCAGTATTAACTGCATTTAAGTCTTCTGTTATTTTACTTTTTAATGCCTTTAATTTTGTAACATCTACATTAAATCCTCTGTAGCACATTTTTGCTACTGGGCGAATACACTTTGATTCCAACGTGTAAATGTCTAAAAGGTTTTCTTCTTTCATTTCCTGCAACTGACCTGCAGCAATTGCGGGCAGAATATCAACGTCTTTGGAGGCGTATTCGATTTGCTCAAGAGTCAATTCAGGTTGACTCCAATCAGTAAGTCGCTGTTCTTTATCTATCTCAAGTTCTAATCGCCTTTCTGCTACAGCTTTTAGAGAACACGAGATGTCAGCAAAATAAGGTTTGTTCTTTTGCGGTGATACTTTTTTCTCTTTAAATCCTGCTCGTAACACACGTTCGGCAATGTATGTATCGAATACTTTGTTTCTATAATCAATACCTAATAAATACAAAAACTGTAAGTCAAAGTTGGCGTTGTGTAGAACCAGTAACTCTCTGGATTCAATTAGGCGTTTAAGTTCTTCGGATACATTTAATTTAAATAAATCAAAGACGTAAACTGTTCGATCTTCGACGGTAGGATCTGCTTCGCAAACTTGAAGTAAGCGTATTTTTGCAATTCCAGCTTGGAGCCCTGTGGTTTCAGTATCAAGGCAGAGCTTTAATTTCGGCTGGAGTTCACAAATAGCCTGCTGTGCTTCCTGATCGTTTGTCAGATAAACAGTTTTCATGGAGAAAAAAAGCTCCCCGACAGGCGAGGAGCTGATGATAGTGGTTTAGGACTGTTCAGCGAGCCATGCAGAAGTTCATGACATAATCATTAATGTCTGCCCAGAGCTTAACAAGCTCTTCGCCTCGCTCCGTAGCTTTAACCTTATAAAACACACGTTGCATTTGATTGATGCTGGATCCCGTTGATGTAGTAGAACCGTAAGAAATCCCGTTCTTTTGCTGCACCAACCCGTGTTTGCGGCACCAGATCAGACCTTCACGCAAACCGATGTACAGCGGCGAAACATGGAACGTGAGCTTGCGTTCGATTGACGGTCGCAGCTCTACCGGTTCGTACAGGCCGTTGTATCGATTAAGCTCAAACCCTTTGTAATTCAGAGACGAAGGGTTAAAGGAGTTATTGTTTACAAAATCGCAAGCGATTTCTTTAAGGGTTTTCCACTCCCCCTTGCTGGTTGCCTGAAGCAACATGGCAGCGCCTGTCGCCCAATTTGATTGGTGCGAATTTAACTTCTCGATAAGGTCCTCAACCTTTACCGAATCGTTAGTTTTCTCGAAGTTTTTGGTAACTTTTGAGAGAACTTTTTTAGGGGTTTTTACAGCCACCGTGGGAGTTTTACGAGTGTTCATCGCTATCTTCCACGCAATGTCCACCAAACCCTTGTTGTTGTTTTTGACAGCCATCTCAAACAACTTCTGGCTGTCTGTGAAGCTGCCTACAATAAACTCGCTGAGATCGACTTTGATAGGCTTTGAGTTACCTCCCAGGCTAGGTTCCATCAAAGCTAGAACCTCGTTGCGATCAAGAGGCAGGTCTTGCAAAAGGAATTGGATAGTCATGTCAATAAGGGATGACGTGTGAACAATACTAACCTGTGAAAGGGTTGTCTAGGGGCGAGTGCGGATTTAATTTTTATTTAAGTTTTACAATCCTGTAGGGTTTGAAGCTCTTCATGATTGGCGTCTATCCAGCTGTTTATGTCTCTGGCTATTTCCAAACTTATAAATTTTTTATCTTCGAGGTCTAAAATGCAAACTTGTTCCAATGCGGTAAAGCATTCCATACCGTATAGGTTTTTTGTGTAGTCAACAATCGATATCTGTTTTTCCTTCCAGAGGGCGTGCTCATAATTCGAATAAATTAAGTTGAACGTATTATTTGTACCGTCGCATTTTATTAAAGTGCTTCGATAAAACACTGATGGACTTTTGGATTTAAAGAAGAGACAAGTCAGTAACCAACGGCAAAGTTTGTCGAACTCCAATACAGAGCCACCGTACTCTTTTACTAACTCCTCTATTTCAGTCGACATAAATGGAGCTCCACTTTGGGGTTCCGTTTACAACACCATTACAAATAAATAGTTCTTGTCTGTTTAAACAGTACCAAAAGTCTCCTATTTGAGCGCTTTCAGGCATATTCGATTCAGTTACATAAGGCGCGTCAAACGAAGCAATCCCAGCAACCTTGTTAACTCTTTCTTTATAGGAGTTACTTACTTGTTCAATTTCATTTAAAATGTTGCCTAGTTTTCTAGTGTCGTTCATCGAACGCATTTCAAAAGGGCATCGACCGTTTCATTCTGATTGCGGATATCAACCGTGAACACTTCGTCGCTAAAAGATTTACAGACAGAAGGCATTGAGTCTCCAATACAAATGGTGGACCATTGAGTACCTGTACTGTTTTTGAATTCCTCCAACCTTTTTAGTAGTTTAGGGTTTACGTCTGAATGCCCATCCGTGATCATGAGGATGTCAGCACGATCGTCCAGCTCGGCATTGTTGAGCGCGTGGGAAATGACACAATTAAATGCTGTACCTCCGCCGGAGACTCTTCGTCCCACTAGATCAAGTAGTTCACTGTTGTTCTTCCTAACGGAATCCAATACAGTTTCACTTTTAATAGCTGTATCGAACAAATAAACGTGTACACTTCGCTTTTCCTTCAACGCTTTCTCCGCCACAACAAACATAACGGCTTTACTCCAGAGCTCTGATTCTCCCAGCATCGAACCCGACACGTCGACATACATAACCACAGGTCCTTTCGCTAGATCTTTTGCCGTGGCGGTGTAGTCCTTAATAAACAGTGTCTTTTGCGAGTATTTAAGAGCAAAAAGAGCTTTGCCTTCTGGCGTATTCGCTAGTGCAATCTCGCTAGGAAAAGCTTTCGTTAAATCGTTTCCATAACGAGCTCCAGTAATTGATTCGTATGATGCTGTAATTTTTTTCTGTCGCTTCCTCATTATCCAAGCGCGTTTCAACGCACCCAACTTCTTAGCGATTTCCCTTAAGTGCTTACTTTGCTCCAGCTTTTTAGCTAAAGCTTTCTTCTCGTTTAAATCTGTTGTTTCCGAAAGCGAGCCTTCGTTATCTCCATACATATTGCTCATGTTCTCAGACATCTCGTCATTGCTTTTTACTGCACCGTCAACAACGTTATCTACTTGTGCCTGTACCAACTGCTGAGCCTTTTGAATTTCTTCAGTCAGTTTTTGATTTAACTCCTTGCCATCCTGCCTAGCTTTTGCCGCTGTGGCTTTATCTCCAGCTTTAATCGCGTCTTTGAATTTTTGCCTGAGTTTTTCTAGTTCTTCACCGCTTTGAGTTAACAGTTCGATGTCAACTGATTGAGATTCAATAAGCTGTTCAATGTATTCAGACAGCTCGTTAAGGATATTGATTGCGTTGTTACCTGCGTTGAATTGAGAACCATAACTTCTTTTAAGAAGTTCTCCCCACGCTGCAGCTTGGCTGAGCTCAGACATAATCGCCCACCAGAAACCATTCTCAGGTTTGTATCCCTCAGGCAGATCTGTTTTTTCTCCGTTACATACTTTCCTGTAATAGTTCTCGTAGTCTTCTTCAGATACTAACCATTTAACACTGTCTGCGTTATACAAGCGCTCAAATAGTTCTTTCCCGAAACGTGAAAGCTGTTTAATGTTGTATTTCTCGATGAGATACTTTACTGATGGACGAGCTTCACGAACAAAATCATCCCAGAGAAAATCAGCAAGAGCTGAGCACGCCAGAGTAAGAGGGGCATTGTCTACAAGGTGGATCAGTTCGGTTTTAGTTTCGAGAGAGAAGTTCATGATGTTGTAAGGTCGTTGATTGATTTAGCCAGGGTTTCGCAGTGAGTTTGAAGTTGTCGTGTAAGTTTGACTCCGTTCGCTCGAACGGTTACTGACATTTTAAATTTGTTTCCGTCTAAAACCTCGTTCACTTTCTCGTGAACTGTAGACATATCTTTGTGAAACTTACGAAGCTGGATAACCATGTCATTCAGATCGCCCAAACCCCTGGCTTGATGTCTGGCGTGCACAGCGCTGTACTCAGCCATGATTCCTGTCGCTGCTCTCCGTGCATCGTTCAGTACACGCTCAGCCGTGGGAATCTCCTGCTCCAGAACTGCTTTAATAACGTCTTTGTCTTCCTCAGATTGATACACGATGTGAATCACTGAGTTGTGCATATGTTCTGGGCTTAGTTCATCGTCGCCCTGTACAATCGCCCAAGCTTTAAGGAACTTAAGAATTTGTACGCGTCGACGATCTGAGATGCTGATGCTTCGCTGTTCGAGCATTTCCCACACACTACTGAATTTTGAAAGAAAATCTTCTGAGATATTTATGTTTGCTGCAGCTGCCTGAAGCTCGGCTAGCTCATCCAAACTTAAGAAGCAAGCTACCTCTGGTCTTTCTTGAATGCCAGCTGCCCACTGATCAAGCAGAGCTTTTGAAGCAGGCTTACGTAGTTTGCGAACCGTCGGTCGAAACAAAAATCTGTCGGCAAATGCCTGCAGAGATTCTTCATCTGCCCATGTGTTCGTAGCAGCAATGATCGATTGAATCGGAGTTTTAATGTTTTGCTTTCCGTTGTTAAACGTCCGCTCATTAAGCAGAGTCAGCAACGAATTCAGAATCGCTGATGACCCACGGAAGAGTTCATCCAAAAATGCGATGTGCGCAGAAGGAAGATAACCGTCCACATCCCTTGTGTATTCATCCTGCAGCAGTTTGGTTACTGCTACAGGACCGAACACTTCAGATGGATCCGTCGTGGGAGTAAGGAGATAACCAAAGTAGTTAGCCCCTTCAATACCAGAACACAATGTTCGGACAAGATCTGATTTACCTGTTCCTGGTTCTCCCAAAAGGAATGCGTTTTGTTTGCTTAGCAAAGTTGCCAGAAGTCCGTCAACAATTTCCTCACGTTCAAGGGCCGAGTTATTGAGAGCGGATCGGAAGTTTTGCAGCTTGATAAAGAGAGTTTCGTTCATTGTTTTGAAATTGGATAGAGTCGCGGAAAGTCGATAGCCGAGGTTGTTACTGTACATTCGGTAGTTAGTACACCACTAACTGCACATAGCTTCTTAACTGCTACATCGTAATCTACAAATACAGCAGCTTTGTGAATGTCGTTTGTGTATTTTTCAACGTCGCAAAGGAAACCTTTGTCCGATTGAATGACATAAATTGATTTTTTCATCAGAAATCCGTTTCAAGGTCGTCGGTTGTTGCATCCGTTTCTTTGACTTCACTGATCAGTTGATCGATGTTGTCGGAGGCATCTTCAATAAGTTCTTTACGTTGAGCAATGAGTTTCTTAAGTTGTTTCGAACGTTGCTCATAGATGTCAACCTCAAGGTTTACATCGCGCATAAGCAAATTCAGTGCGTTGGAATTTTCTGCTGATTTAATCTTTTCGCACAAAGTCTTGTACGAAGTTGAAAGCGCAAGTGATTGCTTGAGCTTTTCCAATCCCTGTGAGGAATCGCGTGAAGAGCAGATCTCTGCTAACTCCTTACGAATTTCATCTTGCGTGGCGACAAGATCTGTCGAAGCTTCGTTACGAACATTGAAGTCCTTTGCTTGTAGTCTGTTACCGATGTCCAAAAGATTTTCGGTGAGCCGGGTAAGAACTTCAAAACCAGGAACAGAGTTACTGATCAGTTGCAGTCGTTCAGCAGTAATTTGCCAGGATCCACGCTTTTTAGGTGAACCTGTTTGCTGCTTACCGATCTTGCTAACGTGTCTGGCATCAAGATCATCAAGAAGTTGTGCGCCGAGATTAAGTGCGCGATCAGCTGCGTTTTGTTTGGCTGCTTGAAGAACTTGTTGTGTGTTGACGCTGTTCTCGTAAGCGATTAGAGCATCCACATCTTCTTCGATTGGCTTACTCACTTTCTCTAGAGTTACGGGCAGCGGACCAAGAACGCTTACGCGAATTGGTTTCTTGTACTCTTCCTTAGTTGGAAAGAACCTCATGTATGCTTCGAACGCCATTTTGTATTCCACATCGTCCACAAACAGAGGACGCAGAATGCTTTCGGTTGTCTTTTGCCAGCGGTCGAACTCGTCTTCCCAAACCTCCTTCATTCGGAGGTTTGCTTGTTCAGCTTCTTTACGGATCTCTTTAATCAATTCGTTAGCGTCATAAAAATAACTGCTAGTGACAAAATGAGAATCGCCGTAATGAATGCAATAGCCGTCATAAAGTTCACGCTGACGGATGCGAAGTTGATCCAGTTCTTTCTTGAGAGCATTTGAAAGGTTGGGGCGAATGCTCACAGTGTTTGCTTCTTCAAGAGTGTCGATCACACTTTTAGGAAGCTTCAGATCGTCGAACTTGATCTGAACACTCTGCCGAACATCAGCAGAGATGGAGCAGGAAAGAAGGTAGTGAGAAAGCATAGCAGTAAAAGTGAAATGAAGTACAGGAGCGGTGTGTGACCGCATGAAGATCCTACACGATTTGTAGAATCTTATGCGGTTTATACTGTTTTGAAGATCTTATCTGTAACAGTCTTTACAATCAACGCTTAAGTCGCGTGAAGGCGAGCGAAACCTTATCGGTCAGTTCGTCGCAGTCTCCACTGGCCACGAGCTGTTCAGCCGTGTGCTTGAGCTGCATCTTTGCAATCTTCAGCTCTGCTTCCAGCTTCTCAACCCGAGCAGCAAGCTTCTCCAGTTTGGAATGAGGCGTGGGGATTCTGGTGACGCGAACAACGATGTTCGTATTGAACTGGTTGTACTTAAAGCGGCTGTCGGAACCCTGAAAGCAGCTCAGATCCATACCCTCAGACTCTGCGAGTTTGAAGTCACGCAGGAGGTTGTCTTTAGCTGCTTCGAACGTAACGCCAAAGGAAGCGTTCAGTTCGGTTTGAGCAGTGTCGCATTCATCGTAAGCTTCAGCAGCCGTGGCGCCGAGACTTACCAAGTCAGTTGTGCGGATCATGGTTTTGAAGTGGATGTGATGTTGGTGCACCCCGTTAAGGGTCGGTGCCACCCATGGTCTGTATCGTACTGAAAACGGGTGCATCCGTCAACCCCTTAGCGTCGGGGGTAGACGGTCACATAGTTATTAGGAACGTATGGATTTTCTTCTAAGAACTTTATTTTCGCTTTTTCCAGCGAATCTGCTTGAACCCTGCTGTCGAATCTCCATCCGATCTTGGGCTTTTTCACGAAAACGTCAAATTCGTGCTGAGTCTTGGTCTTTGAAGGGTGCATCGGAAAAGTGCAACGTCAAAAGTTTATCAGACAACACTAAACTTATCATCATGGTTACTTAGTTGTAACAATTACATTATTTGACATAACGCGATAGCTCGGCCGAAAATACAATACATAATTACTTTCCTTTAGTTTCTGCTTTTACTTAACGTAAATTTCGTTTTTCGTCGTCTTTATGTATCTCAGTGAACAACAGTAAAAACCATACGTTGCTACAGTATCAATAGATACAAAGTTGCGATTATGAAAAAACCATTCCTTATTTCCTGGGCTTCACTCAAGCTCTCTATCATCAATTCTCAGAAAGCCAGTAA